CTGATATATACATTATCTTATTTGCCGCCATATCAGCTATTTGATCGTTGGACAAACCACCATTGTCCGACGAAACAACATTAACTGACCCCACTGATCCTACATTAACTTCAAACATGATCATGTCTCCCGAATATAATTGGATCACTCTCTACAGGTTCAGGAGGATCAATTTTTGATTGTTTAGTTATTAACAAACTACCGTTTTCTACTGTTTGAACCAAAGGATCATTTAATCGATGATACCCATAAAGCTTCTCATTATCAGGAACATTAGTGTCCAAGAGTCCTGATCGATGTGCAACTTCTATTTTAACCCCTTTTGATATTGCCATAGCACACCAAAACTCAACACAAGCTCGACCCGATTCAGCCATGTTCACATTTTTGTAAGTAAAGTCTATTCCATATAAGCATACCTTAGTCGCTTTCTTCCAAAGAGCGTATGCCATCGCATACGCAACAGTGTTGTTAAAGTAACAAACGCCCACATCTTTTACGACTTCTTCCAGCGGGTACAACTCTATCGTCGGATAGTCTTTGTGTTGAATACAGGAGTAAATTGGTGCTGTATTCTTTTCAAGAAACTCTCGCGCTACACCTGTTTGTGATCCTGCGTTTTCTGTGTCTAAAAATCTAGTGACTGGATCCATCATAAACGTTCTATTAACGTGTATAATGGCTCCTATACAATTAATCCCCCATACTTCATCGAATGTATTTGAAGCGATCCTTGCTGAAATGTAATCTGCATAGCTGCCCCCTAAACCCACTATTGCTATCTTCATGTTCTAGCCCTATCTGGTAACCCCCTTCTGTTCGCGTCTGAGTTCTCTCTTGCCTCTCCATAGTCCTTGAGTCTGCTTAATGACTCTATGAACCGTTCACTGTACGTTTTGAGAACGTCAGGCTCACCCTTCATGAATGTGTATGCTTCGATAAGACTACCATACAACATGGCGTTTGGAGCATTAACACTTAACCAAGTTGTGGTGGTATCTGCTGAAGTGGACACCACAGTCCCAGTGGCTCCGCTAGTTCCACCAGTTACAGTCTCACCCACTGATAAATCTGTGCTTGGTATTATAATATTAAGAGTGGTGCCACTAGGCACTGTTGATATTGTGGTTGAAGCTCCACTAGTTCCACCAGTCAATTTCTCTCCTGCTTGAAACGTCCCACTAACACTACTAAGAGTAAGTATAAACTTACTATCAGCTAGACTCTCTGGCCTATAATAATAGTGAAGCTCTGCTGAGTAAGCAGCATCCGGGGTAGGAGACAACATAAAGTTCTGATAGTCATAGATGCCATAATATTTTGGCACACCAGTTGTAGAAGAATTAGGGTTGTACTCTTGCAAATAATTAACGTCTTTAAACAACAAAAATCTTTTTTCACTGGACACTGCTACAGACAGACTAAAAGATGCAAGATAATCTGTTGGAACAGCTAAAAATTCATTTCCTGAAGTAGTTGTTCCTGTGACATTTTTACGAAAATATTCTAGATCTACTGTTTTAAAAAGCCGTTCTTCTGCTGATTTAATAAAGTCAGCCAAATGAGAAACAAAGGTTGTTTCTTGATTCTCTGTATAATCTTTGATCGCAGTTTTTAACTCTGTGTATGTATAACTCATGGTGTGTTCGCCTGTCCGCCCATGCCGCTATGATTAGTACAGTAGTAATACAGAGTCGGTGCGCCAGAGGCTACTGTTATTTGAGTGTATGCTCCAGAAGAACCGGGTGTTCCACTTGTGGTCACACCAGTTGTGTACTGCGACCCACCTCCATGTGTGCCGTCAGAAGTGGTGCTAAATCTTAATGGGTGCCCAGAATTACTGCTATCAGACTGATCAAATCTATATGTGCTTCCTTCCGACAAGTTAACAGTAAGCTGTAGAGATCCATTAAGATAATATTTTCTTCCATACCCTGGATTAGCAACTGTAACGGTGTATGTTGCAGCTATGGTAACTCCACCTGTTCCTGTGGCTGTCACAGTGCCTATAGAACCTGTGGCATTAACCCCAGTTAATGTTGAGGTGGTAGGAGTGATCACATCACCACTAAAACTTACTGTTCCAACACTGCCTCTCGCCAAAGGTGTGTCTTCAAAAACTAAAGTATTTAAATTAAAAATAGGAAATTTTACTGTTTGCGGTATTTTATCGTTTCGAGGTCTTGGTTCAAATAAAGCCTCGGGATCTGCCCCGGTTCGTGTTTGTGTTAATTGAGGATGTTTAGCCTCATACTCATCTGGACCAACCTTCATGCCATTCCATTCAGTTAACATTTCAGCCAGACGATATCTAAAACCGGATCTATCTGAAAATCCCCATGCTTTTTTACCGGAAGCATATCGAGCCATTAATTAACCCTCAAATACTGTATGCTTGGCTGTAGTTTTAAAGACACTCGATCTTCGTCTTCATCTGCTGCACGTTGGAATTCTTCTTCATACACAGATTTAAGAAGTTGAACTCTTTCTGGTGCTTTTTTCATGGCGATGTAATAAGCCAAACCAGCAACCATGCATGGTAAAAATCTAAAAGGCGCATCAGTTGTGTTAATTAAAGCGTCAGCATCCTGTATTCTATTCACATAATAGTACACAAGACTGTCGCTAGAACTATCTGGAGTAGGCCACAAAGTTATGGTTGGGGTATTGAGTCTACTATAATAAAACTGACTAGGTTTACCCGTAGTGTCTTTATTAGGAATACTTAGATATTGACTTCTAGATATTCTAGAAACATCTCTATCCGTCCCACCACTGCGGAGCACCACTTCTAATATATCTGTATACGCTGTGGTAAATGTATATGTGGCTGTGCCAGAGGTTAAAGACTGAGTGGCTTGAGTTACGGTCCAGAGATTTAATCCTCTATTTGCCCAATCCGCAAACATAAGATTTAACGATCTTCTAGCCGTTGTAGTATCATAGCCAGTGCGGACCTCGAGGCCGCATCTTTCGTATGCTTCCTCGATGATCTCCGCTACATCAATATCAAAATCTCTGGACCCTGAAGTTGCCATTACTTAGCCCTAACTTTACCGCCACGCATCATCTTCTTCATGGCACCACCGCCACGCATCATCTTCTTTTTCATAGCACCGCCGCCACGCATACGCTTCATAGCTTTCTTAGCAGCACCGCCGCCCATCATCTTTTTAGCGACAACCTTGCCGCCACGCATACGCTTCATGGCTTGTTTCTTAGCACCTGGCATCTTCTCGTCTCCTTCTGCGGGTTAAGATTAAGTTAAGGTAGTCTTCCTTACTGTAGTTTTCATAGTATCCAGTCTTCTCGAGTATCTTACTAGCATCATCAAGTTCTGACAATCGTTGTATAAAAACCATAGTAAAGTCAGTCTGAAAGGATAAAAGCCATAAATCTAGTTTGTTACAGGCAAACCATTCATTCATGGCAACACAAGCACTTTCAACCTCTTCGTATGCTTGACTTGGTTCCTCTTCTAAACAAATAACAACAGAGTGATCAGAACTAAATGACTTGCACTCTGACGCCACTTTACTCCATAAGTCTTGCCTGCCCTCACACTCAACAATTTTTAACCTGTCGTCCTTCAATGCTTTCTTTGCAAAAGGACAAGGAGCATACCCCACATCCGGGTCTATCACACTTAAATCATTGTGAACCCACTCCTCTATGAGTTCACGCATACTAAGTCATCCTGGTCTTTTTGTTTCTCGTTGGCATCTCTAATGCACCAGCCATCTCTTTGCGTGGACAAACAAGGTTTACCGACTTCCCTTTGTTTGCTTTTACGGTGCCACCCTTTTTCTTAAAACCCATCTTATTACGGACAGGAGTCGGTAACATTGAAAGCCCTTTGCCTTTTTTTCCTGCGGGGATGTCCTTCATTTCTTTTTTCTCCTTACTGCTTTTACACGCCTTGGCTTGCCTGCTGGCTGACCTAATCTTTTCTTCTGAGCTATCCTACTACGCTTTTCAGCGGCTGTCATTTCGCTCCCTGTTTTGGGAGTTTTAGAACTGATACGCTTGGACGGGCGGCAATATGGAGTACCCCGTTTTTCACCCTTGCGACGGCCACACGGTTTACCCGTTCTCTGGTCCGTCCACTTCTCCTTGAACCACCTTTTGAGCGCCAGCCCACTTTTTGTTTTCCTTACCGCCATTTACAAACCCATCGCCCTTGCTACAGAAATCATAAGAAAGACAAACAAACTTACCGCAACAGCTATGACCCCAAATATTATAGCAGCAGCTTTTATGTTTTCTTCCAACTCCTTTTGTCTTTTAGCAGCTTCACGTCTCGCAGCGGCAGCAGCTTCTTTAGCTTCTTGTATGCGCTTCGCCCTTTCTGCCACTATGGATGCCCAGGTCCCATGCCCAAACCTCATGTCCACCATCGAGGCTATCTCTTGCATCTGCTCCTTTGCCAGCTTCGCGTCTATGATCTCTTGCGCTACTGACTTTATACCAAACTGATCTCCTACTCCTACACCAGACTTTTTGTTCCGTCTCTGCTGTACCTGTTTCTCGCCCTCGAACAGGTTGTCTATATGTCCGGCTATTTCTCCGACATCTTGCGCCGTACTGATAGCACTTTTGATACCATCAACAGCCGACTTGAATAGAGCTATACCAGCCAAAGCTGTTGATACGGGTTCCATTTTTTCCTACGAGTACTGAGTTGCTTTTCTTTTGTTACTCATGACAACACCGCACCCTCTAGCAACATTAGGATTGCTAGATGGCCGCTTTGCCTTAGTAACTGCGGCTCCTCCATTACTCATGCTCAAGACTCCACCCGAAGCCTTCCCCTTTTTCTTCTTCTTTTTGCCTCCGGTGCCATAGTTAGCAGCACCTACCTTTCGGCATTTTGCAATTGCGCCCGAGGCATAGGCGCTTGGAAAAACTCTATAACGAGCTTTTACCTTGTGATAACAAGCGTCTTTAGGCATTTGCTTTTCTCCGCTTCTTTCTTCCAGCGCAATGCGCTCTTTCACTGAATCCTCTAGGTTTTTTACAGTTTATTGAACGCTTTCGTTTTGAACTCCACTTTTTCTTTTGTGGCGGATTGGATATCTGTTTGCTCATCGAGCCTCGCGAGATTGCCATCGTATGTCCTTCCCGTAAACTCCTCCCACATAGGTCTAATCATAGCATGAAGCTCGTCGATCTTTTCATTGTTAGCGTCGATCTTCACGGCCATTATCGCTACGTTTTTATCCACCTCGATTAAAGTAGACGATATCCAAGTCAGACC